AAAACTCTACACAATATCACGTACAAATCTCCTTTCTCTAGTATTTCCTCGAAAGGATTTCTATATAAACAGAGCATCGATGCTCTGACGTGACTCAACCACCTAACCATCTTACTAGCCAATAATAAAATGTTTGAATTCTGTCTGCACTGCTATTCTACAAACATTCCGAATTTTTGTCAATCCAAATACAGAATATATAATCATATATAATTATACCAATCATACACACTATCATACTACCGGCAGATAAGGAGGAATCATAATGGATTCTGCTTTCGTACTCAATCCAGAAAAGAAAGACGAATTTTTAGAACAGAATAACGACAAATTCAAGCAAACTATGGACAAATATAAAAGACACGTTTTATCTAAGCCGATAGATGTTGACGAATTTAACTCCAACAAAGTGTCAGATGAGTTCTTAGAATCTTGTCATTCAGCGGGTAAAATTTTCAAACAGAAATAGCATGATATATATTTAAAACAATACATAAATTATCCAATATCTCTAGTTTAACAGGTAAAACAACAGTCTCCAAAACTGTAAGATGCGGGTTCGAATCCTACGGGGTATGTTTCTTGGGAGTGAATTGGCGGCAAAGCTAAACAGAAATGTACGGTTATTGCTCTACGTTCGACTCGTAGCACTTCCATTATCCCATTTAGAGAGTATTTGGAAGAGTTAATATAATTACTCTCCTCTCCTACTCTCTAATATTAAATGAAATGAAATAAAATTTATAAGGAGGAATGTTCGATGTACAAAATTCTAATCAAATCAGGTTCAGGTAATAGCAATGTATAAGATGTATGGTGTTACTACTACATATTCTAACGGCAGAACATCTTATAAGGAATTTGAGACGGATGATTTAGAGGAACTGAATGCAAAGTTTCTTGAGTTAGATAAGATTTACGGTTTTGAGAATCTTAAAGTGGTTATGGAATTAGATTTCTCTGTTGGTGTTGACATTTTTAAGAGTGTAAATGTTCCAACGGTAACTGTTCCTGTTGAAGATACATCTGCTGTAACGGATAACAGTACAGATGTAAAAGATGAGACAAAAGACGAAACAAAAGATGATGAAAAATCTGATAGTACAGATGATACAAATGATAACAATGTGGACAATACAAATACAGAAAAAGAAGGTAGTGGTACGGCTACTGAATCAGGTAGTGATGGTGTAACCGATACATCTGAATCAGAAGTCGCCGGTACCGAGGGGGACGCTTAATAGCTTTTGGTTAATATATTAGTAACGACACCACAGAAATGTGGTGCCGCTTAAGTGAAAGAAAGAAAAATAAAATGACAAAAAAGATAAAATTAAGAATCGAAGCTATTTGCTTTTGGAGATCATGCTGGTGATTGCCTCTACTTTTTCGTCAGAAAGGTTTGGGTTCTGGCAAATTAGTAATGCAACTGCGTATTTAAGGACGTAGTTACAGAGGAGGCAAATACCAGTAATTGCTCCTCCATCAAATAATACATTCAAAATCTTGAGCAATTCTACCCTCCTATCTTGTAGATTTTTCTCTCGGTACGTGCCAAGTACTACAGTAGGCACTGCCACATGATAGAAAGTATCAAGCTACTGTCGAGCAATGGACTGTAATGTGGTAATGCAGTCACAGTTTAGCTTGGTATGAGTATATCATATATTTTGCTGATTGAATAGTATCATTTTTAGGTTGTTGTTATTGTAAAATGGAAAGGATATGCGTATGACAATTGAGAGAAAAGTAAGTAGCATCGAATCAAGTTTTTCAATGGAAAACTTAAAGTTTGATGACGAGTGCAGAAAGAGGGTTAAGGCAGTCCTTACGGGTGAAACAACGGTGACTGATGCCATTAAGGAATTGGATAAGAAATATCGTGTATCTGTATAGGAATGTAATTGATGAATTGGTATGGTTTTTACAGATATATCAGGATTGAAAGGAGAAAAATATGAATCAGCGTAGATATTCTAAACTTGTACAGTATAAAGCAGCTTTGGATTCTTCGTGGAAACGTAGAAATCCCGTTGGTATATATGGTGAAGATGAATACGAAAGGACTTTACGACAAGCAAAAACTGATAGCTTTAAAGTGCTGAGAAATTCATCTGGCGAACATAAATTGATTGACGTTTTACCAGAAGGAAAAGTGGATTTTACTGATAAGTTTAATACTTTGTTTGGTGGTATATTCAAGTGAAAAATGTATATTGTAAGAAATTTTAGGACTTATGTGTGTCACAGCGTATAGGTCTTTTTTTTATGCTCATTTTTGGGCGACAGAGAAAACTTGAGGACAGTGAGAATATTCCTCTGAATTGATTGAGAATTAGAAATTAGGATTAGAAAAATTAGAAAATCAAAAACAGAATATATAGGTAGATATTGTTGTCTTATGTGGGTGATTGAGTTCATCCAAGGTTTTGTTATTATTCATAGACTCATCCTCTTGGAGTGATTGTTGCCGCAATCCTCCACATAAGATAACAATTCAAAAAGAGAAGATGTCAAGCACATCACATTGACAACTTCTCTCCCGTATTTGTTTTTTCTGAAACTTGGTGCAATCTATACGATAGCAAGTGCGTACCAGCCAATAGCACTTTTCTCCTGTCAATCACTGCTGGATTCGTGTACACTATTTTGGCTCTCGCATAGATAGATGGATGTGCATCTTTTCTTAATCAAGATGTCTCACTTTAGCAGTTGGGTTCTGCAAATATGTAGGTTAATACATATATTGCCCATGCATCGACTATTACTCAGAAACAGGCTTACTCAAAACCGTCTTCATGATGAATACAGCTCCTTTCTGCCCAAATGTGGACAGAGATATTATAAATTGTTTTTGAACTTTAGTCAATTTATATGCTGACGTAGCTCAATTAGGTAGAGCAGCCGACCTGTAATCGGCAGGTTGTAGATTCGATTTCTATCGTCAGCTTGAAGTGGAAGAAATAATCGGAGTAGCTACCGGTTATGAGGTTATACCCTCACCTCACTCTTCCACTGTTTTTAATTTTATTTGTTTTATTCTTATTTTATTTTTGTTGAATTGAGGGATATAGAAAGAAGGGCAATATGAAAATATGAAAGAAATAAAAATATGTACACAATGCAAAAGAGAATTACCTGCGAATAAAGATTATTATTTTATGAAATTAGGTAAATTCAATAATCGCTGTAAAGAATGCTGCGGAAGACGTTTTACAAATCATTTAACGCATATTCCAAAAGAAGGATGTGTATTCTGTAAAAAATGTGACAGAGAATTACCACATACATTTCAATATTTTCCAGAAGATAAATCATGCAAAACTGGTTTAAGGTATGTATGTAGAGAGTGTAATCCTAGTTATGGAAGATTTTTAAATGATAATGAAGAACCACATAGAGAATGGTCTAACGAAGAAAAGAACTTATTAATATCTACTTATCATGATTATACCAATAAAGAACTTCAAATTAAATATTTTCCGACAAGAAGTTTGCGGTCTTTAGATTCAATGGCAGATTGTTTAGGAATAGGATGGAAATCGGAAGAAACAAAAAGGAGAACTAGGGCATTCGTTTCTGAAATTGTATCGGCGAAATTAAAAGGAATAGATTTAGGTCAAGAGTGGCGTGATAAAATTTCTGCTACGAAAAAAGAATATTATAAAACGCATGATAGTTGGTGGAAAGGCAAGAAGCGTTCCCCAGAACAATGTAAACAAATTAGCGAACGCATGAAGGGAAAATGGGCTGGTGATAAAAACCCAAGACATATAAATCCTTTAAATGGCGAAAAGAATGGTCGTTGGAAGGGCGGTATTCTTGAGACTTATCAAGAATTAAGATCTGACACTAAAGATTGGTTTAATCAATCAATGGGATTTTGCAATTACAAATGTGTTATTACAAATGGTGAATTTGATAATATACATCACACGACTGCTTTTCGAGATATAGTCGATAAAGTTTTTGATATAACTGAAATTGAAGTAAAACCTAGAGTCTGCGACTATGAAAAATGTGAATTTGATATTTTGCGCTCAACTTTAAAAGACTTACATATTGTTTATGGTTATGGAGCTTGCATAAATAAAGACGTACATAAATTATTTCATGATAATTATGGATATACAAAATTTTCGCCTTATGATTTTTTAGATTTTGTTTATAGAATTGATGTCGGTGAGTTTGATAATTGGTTTAACGAAAAGAATTTAAAAATAGATATAAATTATGAATATATGGAATACTTAGAAAGCACTCTCTCTTTGTTGGCAGAAAGTGCTTAATTTATTGGAATAAAAGGAAAGAAGGTGGCTTATGCCAAGAGTTGAAAAGGATATTGTTTTATCAAATACAGAAGTAAATAAAACATCGGTTAAACAACTGCGTGAAGATTATATAGATTTAGGCGAAGCTTACCATAAGTTAAAGGACGGCGCTTATTGTCATGAATGTGGAAAATTTTTATCAAGAGATAAATTCTATAAATCTATTCATACTACTTCTGGTTTGATACCAACATGTAAAAAATGCTTGTATCAAATTGGAACAGGGTACAATCAAAAAACTAAAGAAACTTACGAGACAAGAGAGACTGTTATAGCTGCAATGAAAAAAGCCGATTTACCGTTTATAGAAGACTTGTACCAATCATCATGCGATGCAATTTCAAATGAAACAAGTGACAAAAAACGAGGTACTGCATACAGCCAAATGATTACTTGTCTACAGAGTCTGCCACAATATTATGGGGCTACGTATGACCAATCTGATTTTGGTGAACTAAATATAAATGATGCTACGGCTGAAATTGCAGAAAATTTTGTAGAGAAAAGACAAGAAGTTCCCGAAGAAGTGGACGATATGTATATAAAAAATAAACGTAGTGTGCTTAGAATGCTTGGTTATGATCCGTTTATTTATGAAGAGGAAGAGGACAAGCCGTTACTTTATGCTAAATTAGTAAATTATTTTGACGATTCTTTAAAAGATGACGGATTTAAGCTAGAAGCTGTTATTGAAATTGTTCAAACATTTAAAGATGTAAAGCATATTAATGATACGCTTGCTCAATATACAAAACAGCTACAGGTGCATCCAGAGATGATTGCCACGGTTAAGTCATTGACGCAAACAAAAAAGGATATGTTACATTCTGCCCTTGCTTTGGCAAAGGATAACGGAATCAGCGAAAATAATAATAATAGAAAAAGCAAAGGCGCTGGAACATTATCCGGAATTATTAAAGAATTAGAAGAAATGAACCTTGATGGTTCTGAAGTAAATACATTTGATTACGAAACTAATATTGCTATTGAAGATATTATGACAAGAAATCATCAAAACCAATTAAAACAATTGAATCCAGATGAAAATGATTGGGAGAAAGAAGTTATCCATCAAAAGGAAATGTTATTTAGGCTGCAAAAAGAAAGAGATAATGCAGTTGAATTTAGTAGGTTATTAAAGAAAGAAAATAAAGATTTAAAAGATTATTTATTTGAAAACGGATTAGTAGATTCTAATGGACAGGTAATTGAAAATGAGTGATGATAAGATTATTCTAATGGGTGATTCGATAGAAGAATTTACTCCTAAAAATTTTACTTTCTTTAAGAAACCTACTTATTATGATATATCCGAAATGAAACTGGAAGGATTAAAGAAACTTTCAGAAATTATACAATGGGGTAGAAAATGCCCGGTAAAATTTTGTGAAAGATTTTTCGGCGTAGAATTTTTAGACTATCAAAAGTATGTATTTATGATGTCATGGATTACGCCAAATGTTGTATGGTGTATGTCTCGTAATGCTGGTAAGGCATTAGATTTAAACACGAGAATACCAACTCCTATTGGTGACAAAACAATGAAAGATATTCATATTGGAGATTATGTATTCGATGAAAATGGAAATCCAACTCTTGTTACTTACGAATCCCCTATATATTTAAATCACCAATGTTATGAAGTTACTTTTGAAGATGGTGAAAAAATTATAGCAGATGCGGAACATAATTGGTATGTACATTATAAATGCAGAACAAGAGATGAAAATGGTTGTATAGTAAGAACGACAGAAGAAATGTACAAAAATTATATTCATAGATACAAAGATAATCCAAATAGAATTGAATATAGATACAGAGTTTCAAGAAGCAAGCCTGTACAATATATGTTAAATAAAAAATTACCAATAGATTCGTATATTTTAGGACTATGGCTTGGAGATGGAAAAACTGATGATGGATACATAAATGTATCTATATCTGATTCTGATGAAACGATTAAGAATATCAAATCTGTTGGATATAAAATATATTCTATTACCAAAGATAGAGATACACAATATAGATTAAGAATACATTTACCAGATGATACCCCATTAAAAATTGCACTTAGGAATAATAGCTTATTAAATAATAAACATATACCAAATGATTATTTATATTCTTCTGTTGAAAATAGAATTAAATTATTACAAGGTTTAATGGACACCGATGGAAGCATTGATAAAACAGGAAAATGTGAGTTTTCTCAATGTGCAGACCATATAGATATTATAGATAGTATGGGAAAGTTATTAGATAGTCTTGGAATTAAAAATAGTATTTGTTTATGTAAGAAAAAATGTAATAATTCATATTTTGATGCGTATAGAATACACTTTATTACAGATAAAAATATTCCAGCTTTTAAAATGGAAAGAAAATACAAATTTTTGCGTGACAGTATTAAACAGGATAGAACAAATAGAAGATCAATTATAAAAATTGAAAAAGTTGAAACAAGACCAGTTAAATGTATTCAGGTGGCTAGTGATAGCCACCTTTATTTATGTGGAGAAAAGAATACTATAACACATAATACTACTCTTGGCAGTCCATTTCTTATGGCAAAAACATTACTGCTACCGAAATTTGAAAGTTACATTTTAAGTTCTACCGGCGCACAAAGTATAGGCATGATGAAGAAAATTGAGTCTATTGCAAAAAAAGAAATTGCTTCTTTTACTGGATTGACTGATGTATTCTTAAATGAATTAGTTAAAAGTGCAAATTCTGAAGGATTTAGACACGATCCAGCATCCTATTCTTACAAATTATATTCTGGTTCAACTTTGGCTACTATTAACAGTAATTTTGACGGATCTCGTGGGCGAAGGAGTCGCCTCAATTTTTATGATGAAGCTTCGTATGTACCGGAAGATATGTTCGCTGCTACACTTCCATTCGTAACGCAAAATAGCGATTTTGCCCTTGGTGGTGATATTGACGTAACTTTACTTCCCCCGAATTTTCCTAACCAAGTTATTTGTGCCAGTTCTGCTGGTTCTATGGATGATGTTTTTTATAAACGCTATAAAGAAGCTGCTATGCATTCAATGGCTGGTGATAAAAATTATTTTTGTGCAGACATAGATTGCGAAGTAGTTCTAAATGCCACATATAACGGAAAGGTGTATCCTGTTCCGCTTCTAACTCAAGAAAAAATTGATTCCGAAATGAAAATGAATCCTACTAAAGCAACCCGTGAATATAAAAATAAATTTGATTCTGATCTTGGCGATGATATCGCAGTAAAGAAGTCACAAGTGTTAAGAAATAGTGTTGTTAGACCGCCGATGTTAGTCAATGAAGATAACTCATATATGATTATAAGCTTTGACCCCGCAAAAAAAAGAGATAATAGTTTTGTGCTTATTGGAAGATTACATCGAGATGACAAAAGAGGATGGCTATTAGATGTTGTGAATGGTATCAACTTGATTGATAGAGAAACAAAAAAACCACTTACTACACCTGAGCAAGTAAAAATGCTTCAAGATATAATCGTTAGGTATAATGGATACGGTGTCCCAGATTATAAAAATATACATGGCGTTTATATTGATGCCGGTTCCGGTGGTGGAGCAACACAAATATGCGATCTGTTATTTGATAATTATTATGAAGACAAACATGATAAAGATAAAGATTACGAACATCATGGTTTGATTGATGCGCATTATGATTATGCGATTCCGTATATTAAAAGATATCCTGATGCGATAGATATCATTCGTATGCGTGAACCAGCTAAGTATAAATCCATTATGTATTCCCAACTATGTGAAATGATAGACCAAGATTTGATTAGTTTTACAGCAGAATATGATTATCATGGTAATCTTACTATGTTATCAGAAAAAGATGGAGAAGTTATAGAAGAAAATTATGTTCTGTCATTTGAGGAAGAAGTGGGTTTGAAACAATTAGACGCTATGAAAGAAGAAGTAACTCATATGTACAAGTATAAGTCTTCAAATGGCAATACAAGATATGATTTAGCTCCGGGCTTTGAGAATATTCTTCACGATGACAGGAGCTATTGCTTAGCCCTTATGGGAAGCGCACTTTTTGAATTAAGGAGTCAGGATACTGTAAGACAAAAGAAACCGGCTAACAATAATAACAATCTCGTCCACAAACTCCCCATCCGTCCAGCAAAACGAATCGGAAGTTTCTAAACATAAAAGTCCAAAACCAAATACAAAATACAACAACAATAACAAAGGAGGATGCCGAATGGCAACAAAAGACACGAGTGCTACTGGCACTTCCAAAACAAATACTACTTCAACTAAGAAACAGCCTACAGCGGCTGAAATGCGTGAGTGGTATGAGAAAAACAAAAATAGAATAGAACATTATGAACAAGCGACAGATGCAATAAAGAATCTTAGGGATGCTAATAAAAGTACGACGTACAGAACGATTAATAACTATTCAAAAGAGTCTGTAAAGTCATATATTCAAAATATCAGTTCCAGTGAATCAAGTTTGAGAAATTTATCCCGTTATCTTTTTTATCGCTCTGAAATATACTACAGGCTATGTAAATATTATGCAAATCAAGCAGATTTATCTATTAGAACAATAATCCCAGAATATAGTTTAACAGAAGATAATGATAAAGACGCAATGTTACAGTCGTATAATGACACTTTAGATACTTTAGAGGAAATGAATATACAATACGAATTTTTTAAAGCATATGTAGTTTGCATGAGAGAAGACGTATTTTACGGATGCGCTTATTATACCGAGGGCGAAGGTATGTTTATTCTTCCACTTGACGCTAATTATGCAAAAATTGTTGGTTTGTACCCTGATTCGTCATATGCATTTGCTGTAGATATGTCATATTTTAAACGTAATCAAGATTTGCTTGAATATTGGGGTTCGCCATTCACAGAAATGTATTCAGCATATGAATCGTCTGGTGATAAATGGCAACTATTGGATCAAAATTATGCCGTATGTTTGAAATTTAGGTCAGAGGATTACGAAACTGTTGTCCCCCCGATGACACCTATATTCCTTTCGTTAATAGACCTTTTGGATATGGCTGATTATCAAAGTGTACAAGAAGCAGCCAATATCTATAAATTAATATGGCTTGAAATGAAAACATTAGGAGACGACGTTGATGACTGGGCTGTAGACCCGAATATTATGATTCAATATTTCAACCGTATGGTGAACGAAGCATTGCCAGATTATATATCTGCTGCTATTGTACCGGGTGAACTTCATGAAATCAGTTTCCCAGATGATGCCTCGTCGGATGTTACAAAGGTAGAGAAAGCGACGAAAGAAATTTTAAATACTGCTGGTGGAGCGCAGATTTTAAACTTAAATTCTGCTTCGAATTCTACGGCTTTCAAATATGGTGTACAAGCCGATTCTGAATTTGCACTATCTTCTCTTATCCCACAAACACAGGCAATCGTAAATAGGTTATTGAAAAATTATATTTCAAATCCTTGCAAGGTAAAATTCTTTGAAGTTTCTATTTACCAAAAAGAAGATTTCAGAAAATCTATTCTTGAGTCTTGTCAGAATGGACTTCCAAATAAGATTTTACTTAATTCAATAAATGGAATTTCAGAAAAAGATACCCTTGCTATGAATTTCTTTGAGGAGGACGTATTGAATTTGTCAGAAAAACTTAAACCATTCAGCACTTCTTATACACAGTCTGGGAGTGATACTGGAGGAGCGCCAGAAAAAGATGATTCAGACTTGTCAGACGAAGGAATTGCTACTCGTGATGGTGATAAAAACAATAAATAATTAGGAGATGTTATTTTGGAACGTAAATATTTTTATTGTTATAGTAAACCGTTAAAAGATTTTTTATTAGATAATGGTTTGAGATATGTACTAAAAGCAACTCATGATAAAACAAAGAAGCAATATTGGGTTTTTGAAAGTTGTAAAAAAATAGATGAATTATTAACAGAGTGGAGATTTCGAAAACATTAGTCTCTGCCTTTTATTTGGAAAATATTAGTATGGAGGTAATTTCATGGGAAAGAAAATAACAAATGAAGACTTTATAAAAAGATTATATGATGTGAATAAAAATATTAAAACAATAGACCAATATACGAAATGTATGGAAAAAATAAGATTTCAGTGTCTTATTGATGGTACTGTTTTTTCGGCAACGCCAAATAATGTTCTTAGAGGTCATGGGTGTCCTACTTGTGGACTAAAAAAATGTATCAAAAATTCATATGATACAAAAATTCTTCAAAATAAAGTCACGCTTATAGGAAATAAATATCCAAAGTTAATAAATTATTTAAAGAATAAAGAAGATGCTTTTAAGTATGGTTATACAAGTAGAACTAAATTAGACTGGGTTTGTCCAATTTGTAATTATGAATTTAAAAAATCAATGTCTAGTAATCCAGAAGGAAGTTTTGTATGCCCAAATTGTATCAAAAATGATAGTTACCCAAATAGATTTATGTTCAATATATTGACACAATTAGGAATTGATTTTATAAGAGAATATTCACCTGATTGGTTAAAACCAAAACGTTTTGATTTTTATTTTTTATTAAATAACAATGAATATATTGTAGAAATGGATGGCGGTTTTCATAGATATAAAAACGTAAAAGAGAATGATTTAGAGAAAGACTTGCTTGCGATAAATCATAATATTAATGTTATTAGGATTGATTGTGATTATGTGAAGTTAGATAATCGCTTTGTATATATACAAGAAGCAGTAAAAGATAGCAGTTTAAAAAATATTTTGAATTTTTCCAATGTTGATTTTAACGAAGCGAATGCTTTTGCATTAAAAAATGAAGTATCTCATGTCTGTGAACTGTGGGAGAAATATAAAGATTTAGATAAAATTCAAGAAGAAACTAAACTTACATTGTATACAATAAAGAAATATTTAAATTTTGGTGCAGAAAATAATATGTGTTCTTATAATCATGAGCAATGTATGCAAAATAGAAAAGAGCAAAGAATCAAAAAAGGTATACATGGTAGAAGTGTTTTCGTTATGTGTAACGAAACAGGAGAAATTTTTACTAATATGAAATCTGCCAGTGATAAGTATAAATGTAATGTGTCAAGATACTTTTATCAAAATGGAACATATGCTGGCATATTGCCCGATGGTACAAAATTAACGTGGACAAAATTAGACAATCCAAATAAACAAAAGGAGACGCAATCCATATGAAACAAAACTTCATTCTCACAGCAGATGAAAATACCAAAAATGACCTACTCAAACAAGGTTTTAAACTAATATCACAAGACGGAGGTATGTATACATTTCTAAATAATACTACTCTCGTCTTTGAGGATAAATCTAAAATTATATACACAAATAAGTTATGTATTTAGCCACTCTCCTATCTGAGTGGTTTTATTATGCTTGTTTTTAAGCACATTATTGAAGAAAGGAGGTAAGGCTAAAAGAATGTCAAAAATGAAACGTGTACTAACTGTTGAAGATTTACTACATTTTTGTAAAGAGCAACAGTTTCTAAAATTTAGTTCAAAAGATACTGGTTATCAGTTAGCCGTAAAAGTTCCTACTACTTTTGAAGCTGAAGACAATGTCGATGACAATCATCGTGGAATG